ATCCATTTAATCATTTTTTTTCTCCTCAATTTCGTAGAAAAAATTATCAGTGTCTTCTGTTTTCCATTGACCTGTATCTTCTACATTCCATTCACTTGTTTGTACCTTCCAATCAGGAATTGTATCCTTAACTGTAAACGAAGGTAGGTCCCATATACATCTATTGTTTGGCTGAGCCGCATAGTTGCCGTTGTCTAAAGCAATTATGTGAGCGCACTTATGTTCGTGCGGAATTTCCGAATGATCGGTATCTAGTATATTAACATCTGGGTGAGCCCAGTCAATAGTAAATAAGTATTTACCATGATACCATTTTTTATCTTTACCTATGTATTTGCCTGATGAGGCGCTTAAAATATCCCAACGATTAACAGTAGGATAATAAGAAAAAGAATTCCAAAGTTGTAGTTCATCAAGTCTTTTAATGGGAACAGCTTCGGGTTTAAAACCACGTTGAATAAAAGCCGTAATTGGCAGACGATAAAAGATTGCACCATTTTCCATAATGCAATGAAATAAGATTGCACGGCCTGTAAGTGAGGACATACCAAAGATAATACAGTCTTCCACTTCTCCATGATGTTTTTTACAATCATATAAATACTCTCTTTTAATTTGTGCATACGTTGCCGGTATATTTGCGTTTAGATAAGCCATAATTAATCATTTATACTTCCCCAATTTTTACCTGATTCATAGTCAACTTTGTTAGGGACTTCCAAAGTAACAGCGTTTTCCATAATTTCAATCACACGTTTAGCTTGTTTATCTGTTTCAACTGATAAATCCAACTCATCATGAATTTGAATATGAGGTATTATACCTTCTTTGTAAAGATCTAACATTGCCTTTTTTGTCATATCAGCTGCGCTACCTTGTATTAATTTGTTTAATGCTTTGTAAGCATAAGCTCTTTTTATCCCCGGTCCATGTTCCTGGAGTGCATCTTCGTGTGTCATGGCTTTATGCATACCGAATTGATTAGGTTCCCATAAATGAAACCTACATAATCTACCAAGTAAAGTTCTTATCTGTCCTCTGTCCTGTGCTCTGTTGGATGCCTTCTCCATTAGCTGCTTAACGAAAGGTACCTTAGCGTGATAAGTATTAAATAGTTCTGCTGCTTTGTCTTTAGTTACTCCTAACTCTGCTTGAAGTTTTGTTTTACCCATACCATAGAACAATCCTAAGTTAATAGTTTTAGCCTGGGTTCTAGGTATCTCTGCCATGTCTGCTACAGTCTGGTGAAAGTCTGAGTCAGGATCTGTTTCGTATGCGTCTACTACATCATATACAGATGGCAACTTATACAAAGCTGCGTAGTGTACTACGAGTCTTGGTTCTTGTTGTGAGTAGTCAAAGCATCCCCATTTACATCCATCTTCGGGAATGAATAGTGACCTAATTTTAGGGCCAAGATCCTTGTTTCTAGCAGGTATCTGCTGCAAGTTAGGATTTTGATAACTAAATCTTCCTGTAACTGTACCACCTCCTGCATTTCTTAACTGATTAATTTCTGCATGTATTCTACCTTTGTGTTGGTGTCTTAGAATAGAATCAATAAAAGTTGTGTGTGCTTTATTTACCTCCCTAGCTTTAGCAATCATGTTAACGACAGGATGTTTATGTTCCTGTAAAAAGTTCTTGGTAAAGCTTGGAGCTTCGGTTTTATCTGTTCTAGGGTATTCTAAACTTAACACATCAAAGACTTCTGCTATGCTTCTAGCTGCCCATATCTGTGTATCAATATTAGTTTCCCTTTTAATTTCATGTAGTAGACTGTGTTCTTGTTTTATTAAATCTTTTTTAAGTCCTTGTGCTCCCTCTACATTTACACGCACACCTTTAAATCTCATATCGACTAAGCAAGGAAATAGATCTGTTTCTAAATTAAATATATCATCTAAGTCTTGGTGTAGTATTTCTTTTTTCATCTCTTGCCATAAACCATATGTGGCTACAGCATCTCTCTCTGCATAAGAACCAACGTGTAGTGAAGGTAATTTGTACATCTCTGACTTAGGGTCAATACCCCACTGAGCTGCTGCTTCCGCTAATGCTGCTTCGTTCTTACCATAACCATTATATTTCCATGACAAACTATTTAAATCATATCTAAATCTATTTTCATCAGTCACAGCTGCGGCTATCATTGTGTCTACGATTCTGCCATTAATTTTAAATCCTAATGCTCTTAACCAACAAACATCATACATTGCGTTGTGAAATATTTTTATACTATCTGCTAGTAAAACATCTTTAAGCCATTCTAAAACTTTTTGTCTGTCCATGTTTCCACCACCATAATGTGCAATAGGAAAGTATCCTTTGTAGTGTGAGGTTGCTACAGCAATACCTATAACTTCTCCGTTACCTACAACAGCTCCTGATCCTTTTTTAATAAGATCTGGATCTCTTGTCTCTAAGTCAATAGCTATCTCATCAACTTGTCTAAGGTCTGGAAACTCCGTTGGTATGTTCCACTCTGTTTGTGCTTCGAACTTTGGTATTTTCATATTTTGCTAGTTTCCTTTTTGTAATGTTTAGCTGTATGGTTTTTTTGTCTAACTTCTCTTTTAATTCTTCTATGATCAGACGTAACTTTAGATGTGTGTTGATTCCTATCTTCATAATCTCTTTCCAATATCATTTCTAGATAATGAATTGCTTTTTCTATGTCTTGTTCCTTTCCTTTCGCTGCATGTCTGCATATATATTTTATAGCTGATCCCTCTGCAAAAGGCAACCTGTTCTTGTTTATAAACTCACTCGGCTGCATAATCATATTTTTATAATGTGATCCTCCGATTTGTTTTTTGTATGGTTTAAATGTCATATCCATTCCACTCCTTTTTTGCTTCCATGATGTATAAGTTTTGTTTTGTACGTGTCACACCCACATACCAAACTCTGTGTTCCTCATCTCTTTTGTCTTGGTCTTTATCTACTGCTTCTCTAATTTTTTTTGTGTTATCTAAAATAAGTAATACATTCTCCGCTTCTCCACCTTTAGCTGCATGTATTGTGGACAACTTTACCCTTGCTGGTTTAGATAAGTCTTCTCCATTCTGTCTCATAAATCTCATATACAAACTTTCTTCTGGATGTGTTTCAAAAACTTCGTACCATACTTGTGTAATACTATAACCAAACTCTTTTAGATCGTAGAGTCTTTCTTCTGTGTGAGTAAATTCTTTATTTAAAAATTCAAATAAATCTCTACACTCTGTGATAGATAGCAATGTACCATCACGCCATCTCTCATAAGTTAAAATATTTTTGTATAATCTTTCGTGATAACTTTTTCTATTTTTGTATTCGTAATAAATACCGCTATCTATTAATTCTTTTTTTATATTTTGTAATTTAGAATGTGTTCTAGCTAAAATAAGCCATGTAGTTTCATTAACAGAGCCTGTGGGTTTTAACCATATATCCTCTATGTCTGTAATTCTATGAACAGCTCCTTCTTCATCTCTTGGTTGCCACATTTTGACCAACTTTCTATCTTCAGGTATACGTTCTAATATACAATTAGCTATAGTTTGCACCGCTTTTGGCACTCTATAAGATTGAGGCAAAACTATGTCTTTTGCCTTTTCTTTTTGAAACCTGGCAACATCTGCTCCTGCCCAACCATAGATAGCTTGATCGTCATCGCCAGCTAAAATAATATGTTTAGATTGTTTTTTTAATAAATCAAACATTCTCCATTGTATAGGTGATAAGTCTTGTGCTTCATCAACAAAAACAACGTCAAAGTTTGGACACAATTTAGACTCATTAAATTTTTCAATCATGTCTGTAAAATCTACTAGACCATATGCTTGTTTGTAGTTGTCTACTTCATCTTTTAAAATTTTTAACTGTCTCTTATCTATATTGTCTGAATACAAACCTGTATTATACTCTTGTACAACAGACACTTCCTTGATCCTTGCTGCATTAATAATGTTAAAGTATTCACTATCTGAATCTACAAAGCCTGTCTTCTCTTGACCGTTTGCATAAACAGATACTTCTATTCCTAATTTTTTACCTATGTCTTCGTAATGCTCTGGTTGCATAACATTACTTTTCTTTAAACCTAAACTATTAAAAGCCAAAGAGTGTAGTGTTTTAAAATAAGGTAAATCTCTTTCTTGTAGAGCTCTGTGTTTATCTAACATTCTATCTCTAGCTTCGTTAGCTGCTTTAGTTGTAAAAGCAAAGTAACCTATCTTATCTAATGGTGTACCAAGTTTATAAAAAGTATTTACATACTTAATAAGTTTTGTAGTTTTCCCTGTTCCCGGAGGCCCGAGTATTTTTCTAATCATCCTTGATATTCTCTCTATTTAATAACGGTTTAACTCTTCTTATAATTCTATATTCATAATTTTTTCTTTTCCAATTATCCCTTAAAAATTTATAAGATATAACTCTCATTTTACATTGTTCAGGATCTCTAACAAATTCTTGTATTACTTTTTTATTTTCCTTAGGAAATCTGTTTTGTAGTTTTTTTTCTAATTCAGTCATTTTTCCATTTTCTCTAGGTTGGTATGCATTAAAACGTTTTTGCATATTTCTAGACTCTCCCACATATAAAATACTATGTTCATTCTTTTGAAATTTTTTATTAATATCTTTAAACAAATAAACACTACCTGGAACATCCTCACTATATTTTTTTAAAGATGTATAATTTCTTAATTTATGTTTTTGAGCACGAAGAATTTTTAATTCAACTTCTTTTTTACGTAAAGCTATTTCTTCTTTTTGTAAAACTATTATTTTTTTCCTGTTAGCTCTTCTAATTCTTCTAATTCTTTTTTTAAAAAAATCTTTTAAATTTTTACAATCTTTAGGATCAACTCCATATTGCCAAATTTTATCATCGGTATGATAATGATTTGAAATAGTATCCTCATCATCCCAAAAATCTCTATAATTTTCTCTAACTTCTTTCCAAAAGGTATATACACCTTTATAATCTTCATGATCTTTTTTATCATCGGTAAAATATTTATTAAATAAATCATAATATTTATGAATTTGAGTTTTATGGTATTTTAAATATAATTGTTCTATTAAATTTCCAACTAAATACCACGGTATCCTTACTTCAACATGATCTACATCTGAATTATGATAATTATTGATTTTTCTATTTCTAGCCGCTTGAAGAAAATTATGTAAATGTTTAGATCTTATTAAACTACTCAGCACACCTTTGTGCTCCATACTGTCTACACCACATCTTAAATTAGAAATAAAAGCGTATATGTCTATGAATGAATCGTAGGAAAGATTATTGTTTTCATGTAAATTTGAAACTTGTTCATATAATTTATCAAGATCCTCTTGTGCTTCTTCCCACCCTCCCTTTGTATCATCGTTATAATGTTTCAAGTCATAACTATCTATGTCGAAAGCAACATTTCTAATTGAATCTATTTCGTTATGTTTCATTACATTATCTCCGTATCATGTTTTAATTTAGTGTGGTTGATAGGTAGCTCTTCAAACTCATCTATGTTTATCATTACAACATTTTTTGTAGATGTATTGTATTTACCTTTTTCTTTTGCGGGGTATCTTTTTTGATCTAAAAATTCTATGTCACATTTTTTGTATG